CATCCGCCGCTTCCGCTAAGCGGGAAAACACTCACTTTGTTTTGGCATTTGCATGGCGCGCCCGGGGCGATTCGAACGCCCGACCTTGTGCTCCGGAGCCATCTGCCCGCATGGTTACTCATGGGTGATCAAGGGTGAAAATGGTTGACAATTCTGGGACTTATCCCCTATCATTGGGTTATGACAAGTGCTCAAGGGTTACCAAAGGTTACAGATTTTGCTACCAAAAGTAGCATAGGGGTAGCAAGGCAAAAGGTTTCCGAACTCGCTGACGGCGAGAAAAAAAAGTTCAACTTCAACAAGAAAAACCTCGCCGTGCTACCGCCGAGCGGTACGGATCAGAGAACTTATTACTATGACGCCGGCGCACGCGGGCTTTGTCTCGCCGTCTCTCCCGCCGGCAAAAAAACCTTTGTGCTCTACCGCAAGATCGCGGGAAAGCCCGAACGCATCACTATCGGCCCTTTTCCTGATCTGAGCATCGAGGAGGCCCGCGGCAAAGTCTCCGAACTGAACGGCGCGATTGCGCGCGGCGAGAATCCGGCTTCGAAGCGCCGCCTAGTCCGAGACGAAGCCACTCTTGGCGAATTGTTCGCCACGTTTCTGGAACATCATGCAAAACCCTACCGGAAAACGTGGAAAAACGATCAAGGAAGGTTCGACAAGCACCTGAACGGCTGGAAGCCGCGCAAGCTTTCTGACATCACGCGGATGGATATCGTCACGCTGCACAAGAATATCGGCGCGAGGTCCGGCCACTACATTGCAAATCGCATCATCGAACTGCTGCGCATCATGTTCAATAAGGCGGCCGAGTGGGGTTGGGACGGAGAAAATCCGGCAACGAAGATCAAAACCTTCAAGGAACGCTCGCGCAGGCGATTTTTGCAGCCTGCGGAGCTCCCTCCGTTCTGGCAATCGCTCGAGGCGGAGCCGAACTCCACCATACGTGATTTTATTTTGCTAAGCCTTTTCTGCGGCGCGCGGCGTTCGAATACGCAGGAAATGAGGTGGGAGGAGATCGACTGGGAAAACGCAACCTGGTCGATCCCCGCAGCGAAGGCCAAGAGTGACGAAGACATGGTTGTGCCGCTCTCCGCTATCGCACTCAGCATCCTCAAGACGCGCAAGGATGCCGCAACGAGTGAATGGGTCTTCTCCGGCCACGGCAGGACTGGGCATCTCGTCGAGCCTAAAACCGCTTGGAAACGAGTGCTCGAGCGCGCGGCCACAATCCAAAAAAGGAACTGGCTCGAAGCCAATCCCGGCAAGTGCGAAGCCGATTTTGCAAAAGAATTTCCCAATGCCTTCCGTGATCTGCGGATCCACGACTTGAGACGGTCGCTGGGCTCCTGGCAGGCCATTACCGGCAGCAGCCTGCCCGTCATCGGTCAAAGCCTGGGTCACCGCAGTTTGGAAGCCACCAAGATATATAGCCATCTCATCGTCGACCCCGTCCGTCAGTCGATCGACAAGGCCACCAGCGCCATGCTCGGGGCCGGAAAGCTCCTAGGACCCGGCAGCAATGGATGAGTTGGAGCAGGAAGTCCCACTTGAGCAGGCTCTAGCCGGGTACCGTGTGGCGCTCCACCAGAAGGAAGCTGAGCTAAGAAATTTAGAGTCTACCGTTAAACTCCTTCCCCCCGATGACCCGGAACGCCGCCTAACGACACTTTATCTAGAGCGGTGGCAAAAGTTAAGGTCGTGGTTGGACCGGAGTGCCGATGAAGATTACGACACCCTGATCCGGGAAATAGTAGAGCTTGGGAATCGGATGCCAGGACTAGCGACCACGCGACCGCCTTTCTCGGTTAGACATGTGCAGGAAATGGCACAGCGTCACAGAACTGCGGGTTTCAGCGACGAAGTAGTTGACGTCATTATGGAAGGCGCGACCAAACCGGAAAGAGGAGCACCCCGAGATAAACGCGTGATCGCAATCGAGGCACTAAGGATGAAAATGGCCAAGAAATTCTATAGCCAGATTGCCGACGCCCTTTGTGACTGCGGGAAAAATCACAAGCACCAACTTCGCGGCAATCCCCACGATCCCGACAAGGACCTTGAGCGGCAATTGTCACCCTGTGCGGATCGTTTCCGTGATCTTATTGGACAACTCGAAGACGTTCTAGAAAAGTACTCCCGATAACCCCGCCAGATTAATCTCCACCTCCCCACATAATAGCCTGTTGCCCCAACATCATTCTCTGTAACTCATCATTCTCCGGGAGGACCCATGAATTCCATTGCGTCTAGCCGGCTTCTCAGCACTCGTGAAGCAGCCAGCCTTTTGGGCGTCCGTGCGGCGACGCTGAAGCGCTGGCGCCAGCGGACCTGTAAGAACGGACAGAAAATCCGATACCTGCGACTCGGCCGGTCGATCCGCTACCGCGAAACCGATGTCTTGAACTGGATCGCCTCGCGCCCAGAGGCAGCCTGAAAGTTTCGACACCCGCAGCGCTCAAGGATGGGAGCTGCGGGCGTTTCGGAAAGGAAAAAAGAAGTGGATAGCACCACAGACTCTACGCTCGCATTCAAACATCGTCAAGACTCTCTGACCGCGGCCGACCGCCGGCTGATTCTGGGCAAGAACCTGCTTCTGCTCGCCCGCCGCCACACCTACGGACAAAAAATTTTTAAAAGTGACGTTATACGCCTGGCCCGGTTCGCCAACGAAGGGGATTTGCAGATGCTATGGACCCAGCTTTTTGCCGGCGAGACTTCCGAAGCTGGCCCATAGCGCCGAGGAAGGAAAGAACGAGCATGCATGACCGTATCGAGAGCCTGGACGTGCGGGCCGCCTTTGTCGGGGGACAGCGAGCGGCCCGGAGATACAGAGAACAGAAAGTTGGCCCGAAGAGTATCACAAGCGGAAGCCTTGAGAGATTGCATGCCGCGCAGAAAGCCTGCCTTCGCGGGGCGGATGAACTGATGGACCGCTGCGAGTACGCACTCGAGAACGAGCCGGAAGCACTCGATTCGGCGCGCGCAATCTATCGCACGGCTTGCCTAAGACTGTACGCTGCGCTCGAGCAGCATTACCGCGAGGAGCAGGAGCAATGCTAAAGCGAAGAGAGCAGAAATCCATGCGGCCAGAATGCAGGAAACAATGCTACCGGTCGAAGGAACAAGCGCTTGGTGCCGCGGCCTTCCGCATGGGCCCGGACGCTCCGAATGCCCCGTGGCAGCTCCACACGTATGAATGTCACTGGTGCCATGCATGGCACCTCACGCGTCAACGACCTCGGAGGGAGCTCAAAGGAGACAGGTCACCATGAGCAACGCGGACCGGCAAAAAGCTTATCGTGACGGCAACAAGGCGGGTGGTGCTCCATGATTCGTGTGGAAAATATCCCCGTGGAGTTGAAAGCCGAGCGCGCATGGTGCTGGTGGAAATACGAAAAGCGCAACGGCAAACCCGCCAAGGTGCCTTGCACGGCTGACGGCACGCCCATTGACGTAGCGTCAGCTCATCCGGTGGTGTTTTCCTTCGATGCAGTGATGGAGGCAGTGAAGGAAGGATTCGGAGCGGGTTACATCTTTCTTCCCGAAAACAGAAAGACGGGCATTGACCTCGATCATTGCATTGAGCAAGGACGGATCAGCGCCCCCGCCCAGGAAATTATCCGTGAGCTCGACAGCTATAGCGAGATCTCGCCGAGCGGCACAGGCGTACATATACTCGCCCGCGGAAAGCTGCCCGGACCGCGGCGCAAAAAAGACCGCATCGAGATGTACGACGCAGGCCGCTACTTCACAGTGACCGGCAATGTGCTCGAGGGCGGCCCGACAACGGTGAATGATCGCCAGGACCAACTGGGAGCCTTGTATCACAAGATATTCCCGGACAGCCCGCAGCCCGACCAACCATCCGACGAGCAATCCAAGCATTTCTCGCGCTGGCAGGCCATACCGGATGCGGAAATTATCCGGCTGCTGTGCAGCATGGCCGGCTACTTCAAACTTTGGAATGGCAATATTGAAGAACAGGCGGGCGACCAGAGTGCCGCAGACTTCAAGCTGTGCTGCCGGCTGGCCTATTACACCGGGCGCGACCGCGAACGCATCGACAGACTGTTCCGGCAATCGAAACTCATGCGACCCAAGTGGAACGAGAAACGCGGAGCGCAGACTTACGGCCAGTTGACCGTCATAAAGGCAGTCGCCAAACAGATCGAAGTATGGGAACCGGTTCCGCGTGTGGAGCTGTTCGACACATTCGAATCATTCGAAAATGCCAAGCCACCATCGTATGCCATTGAAGGCTTCCTGCCGCACGAAGGCGCCACCGGTATCGCAGGACTCAGCGGACATTCGAAGACGCTCATGATGTTGGCCATGGCCAAGGCGCAATTCATGGGTCCTCCGCATAAACTCTGGGGTTTGTTTCCAGTCACCGAACGGGTCGAGAAGATCATCTACCTGATTCCCGAATGTGGCCGTTCTTACTTCAAACAGCGTCTGAAACTTTTTTGAATCTATGATCAGTTGTACATCGGCCGCTTACTGGTGCGCACCATGAGCCAGGGCCCAGCCATCCCGCTAAGTGATCCGGAATTGTTAAAAGCCGCCAAAGACGCAACGGTGTATCTCGATACCGCCATCCGCTTCATGCAAGGGGATGAGAACAGCGCGGGCGATAACCAACGCGGGCTGGCTACGGATATCTTCCGCCTGCTCAATGCCGGCGCCAAGGTAGCGCCGTTTGCACACCATTCCGGCAAAGCATTTCGCAAGGAAGAAGTGATGACCCTTGAAAACGTCATGCGCGGGACAAGCGACCTCGGGGCAATGTGCGCGGCGGTCTGGGGCGTCAAACAAATAGACGAAACGTTGAATGTCGTCCATGTGCAATGCGTGAAAGCCAGGGACTTCTCGCCCTGCGGAGCGTTCCAGCTCATCGGGCGGCCCCGCCCAGGACAGTCCTACATCGAGTCGGAAGGTGACTTCCGGCTGCATAAGAGCCCAGAAGAATGCGGAAGCCTGGCCGATGAACAACCGCCACCTCCAGGCAATCGCGAACGCCAACAGCAACGTAGCGACCGTGTGAACATGGTCAAAGCATGGTTCAAAGAGGATTCCAACACCGGTATTGAGGAAATGGCTGAACGGTTCGCGGAATTGGGCATACACGTAAAACGCGATACCGTCGTCCGCTACCGTGAAGAGGCTAGAAAAAATGCATAGGATGACGGATAGGATGACGGATGACGCGCCATCCGCTGTCCTAGGATGGCGGATGACGCCTATATATAATTCGTCATCCTATGAGCTCAAGCACTCCAGAGCGTAGCTTCGCTACTGCTACGCTACGCTCTCTGGATTGTGCTTGCGCGTGAGTGAAGGGAAGAGAATCCGGCGCAGCCGAATGATGACAGTCCCTGAGATTGCTCCGAAAATCTGCAAGTTTTCCTAGTACGAAAATCTAACCTCAAAAAAGCGAGTTTTCGCCAAGACCCTATGCTCTATGACCATAGGGGTGCACGTATTAAGCCCTATTCTTTACAGCCAATTAGCCTAATATCCTTGCGCTCGTGCTACCGCTATGCTACCAATAGCCTCGATATCGCGGTGTTGGCCGAAAATTCAAGGCTTCAGCAAAAGGATGGGACCAAATCGTGTGGCAAAAAGGACAGAGCGGGAATCCGGCCGGCAGAAAGCGCAAGCGGTTCTTTGACGATCACCTCAGAGAAGCCCTTTCTGCGAAAAGCGGGGCGACTGCAAAGGCGTTAGTGCAGAGATTGATAGGCGAGGCCATCAAGGGCAACGTTCCGGCCTTAAAACTCATTGCGGAGCGAATTGGCGGAAAACCGCGCTCCGCGGAAGAGATTGCCCTGGCAAACGATCCGCAGGCCATGACGCTTGATGAAGTGCGGCGTCAGCTTGCTGAGTTGCTGTCGCGCCCGGAAGTGCGTGCTAATCTGCAGGCCCTGTTGACTGCTTCCGCAAAGCCGGGAACGGACACCATCCAATGACGTTGCCGCTCAATCTCTCAGATCCGAACGCTAAAGTGCTGCGTTTGCTGGAGCTTGAATACAAGCTTTCGAAGCGGCAGAAGATCGATGAGTACTATCCGGACGTTGGGCCTTTGCGCCGTGAGCTGTATCCCAAACATCTCGAGTTCTTTGCTGCCGGTGCGACTCGCCGCGAACGCGCATTCATAGCCGCGAACCGCGTCGGCAAGTCTGAAGGCGTAGGTGCGTACGAAACCGTTTTGCATCTTACCGGCAGATATCCTGCATGGTGGAAAGGCCGGCGATTTACTCGTCCGATTCTCGCTTGGGCTGCCGGCGATACCGCGAAGACCTCGAGAGACATCATCCAACGCATCTTGCTTGGGCCTATGGGCGATTTTGGAACGGGAATGATTCCCGGCGACTTGCTTGTGCGCACAACGGCAAAGCCAGGCGTTGCGGATGCGATCGAGGGCATTTTTGTGCGGCACGTAACAGGCGGCACGAGCGAGCTGATTATCAAGAGTTTCGACCAGGGACGCGAAGCGTACCAGGGCGCAAACCGCGATCTGGTGTGGCTTTGACGAAGAAGCGGATCGAGCGACGTACGTAGAGTGTTTGTTGAGGACGATGACCACGGGCGGAATGCTGATGCTGACGTTCACTCCCCTTTTAGGTCTGACCGAGCTTTGCCGCGATTTTCTCGAGGAGCAGGACAAGGAATCCGGGAAGTTCACGGTGCAGGCGGCCTGGGCCGATTGTCCGCATTTATCGGAAGCGGCGAAAGCGGAATTGCTCGCATCCATACCGCCTTATCAACGGGAATCGAGGTCAAAGGGCATTCCGGTGCTGGGCGCAGGCGCGATCTATCAGGTGCCGGAGAGCGACATTGTGGTCAACGATTTTGCGCTACCTGATTACTTTCCGCGGGCATATGGGATGGATGTGGGCTGGAACAGGACTGCAGCGGTGTGGGGCGCAAGAGACAACGAATCCGGTGTGATCTATCTGTATTCAGAGCATTACCAGGGGATGGCAGAGCCGCTCGTACATGCGCAAGCGATCAAGAGCCGCGGCGATTGGATTCCCGGTGTGATTGATCCTGCATCGCGAGGGCGGAGTCAGATTGACGGGATGCAGCTGATTCAGATTTATCGCGATTGCGGGTTGGACCTCGAACCGGCCCAGAACGCGGTGGAAGCGGGGATTTACACGACGTGGCAATTGATGAGCGCGGGAAAGCTGAAGGTGTTCAGGAGCCTTGGGAACTGGCTCGCGGAATTTCGGCTCTATCAGAGAGACGAGGAAGGCCGAATCCTCAAACAACGGGACCATTTGATGGACGCATCAAGGTACCTCCTGATGTCCGGGCGCGAGCGGATGACGTGCAAGCAGAAGGCGCCGACGCACGAGTACGTGTACCGCTATCCGCGGCAGGACGGGTTGCAGTGGATGCAGTAAGTTCGAAGTGGGAAAGGAGAAAAGGAAATGGATGAGGAATTAAGGGAAGCGGTCAACGCCACGCTGGAGGCGATGGAGGCCGCACTGCAGGCACGCCTTGCGAGACGCGGGGACATGGTGCAGACCGATGCGAGTCTGCTGAGTCTGCTGCGCGAAGCGCTGGATCCGGAAGCGTACAAGGGATTCGACCCGCCCGCTTCGCGGCCGCAATTGCCGGTTGAGCCAGAATACCCGCGGCTGCGCGTGCGCTACGATCGGGAAACCGGCCGTGCGCTCGAGTACACAGTCATTGGAGACATTCGGTCAGAGATCCCCTACATGCGCGGATGGTACAGGCGGCCCATGTCGGAACTTGAGCAGGTCAGGAGGGAAATAGAATGCAACGTTTGAAAGTTGAATCCAGCACCGACAGCGAACTCGATCAATCTTGCGCCGAGGTGTTGCAGCCCTACAACGTCCGCGAAGTTACGGTCACTGTCGCCGCACAACCGCGGGTCCGCAGTGATGGCGCCATCGAACGAGGCGAGGAAACAATCGAGACGGCTTCCGCCGTCGTCCCTGGACGCGA